AGTTGATGATGATTTTTTAAACCAATGGGAACTTATTCTTGCAGATGTAAACAAGACAGATGTTCCTTTAGAGTGTATAAAGAAGGTTGTAGTTAAACTAGCAGGTGGTCGTCAAAAGACTATCAATATACACACTCTAATCAAGCAGGGCCTGGAGTTAGAAGAAGTCGAAACAATGCTTACAAGATACTTTGCAGAGCACGATCACGAAATTCGAGATGTGGATTTTGTGGTAGACATTAAAGCCGTGGCCAATCTTGTCCAACCCGAAACCGACAAACTATTAGGCAAACTCTAGATCGCAAGGTCTAGAGTTTTTTGCTATAATACAGTATGCCAAAGATTACATTCCACACGTTTACCATGGGCGATGTTGAGGATCCGTATCTATATGCGGCCTTTCCTATTGCAGAATGGCAAAAGACTGAACACGGACGTTGGTGCATGGAACATACCATTGGCGAAGGCGAATTTTTTTGTAGGCCAGATCCCAATACATTTGGATTTCGTGTTACTATTACAGGCGAGTTGTCGGATAAAGACTGTACATATCTTAAATTAAAGTGGGGCAAATGAAAATCTTAGTTACAGGCGGCCTAGGCTTTATTGGGCACAGTGTAGTTCGTGTGCTTGAGAGTTTTCGTCATGAGTGTGCTATTATCGATAGTAAAACCACCTATGGTATTATTCCACAAGCAGAATTAGATTACTTGATGCTAGAACGTATGTGCCACATACATACCCGTAATATTACTATAGCAGACATTAGTGCTCCGTTTGATGACTCGATATTTAACGGGGTTGATGTTGTTATACACCTGGCCAGCTTTCCGAGACAACGAGTAGTGAATAAGAATCCAGCGCAGGGCAGTAGAGTAATGAGCGAAGGCTTGCTTAACTTACTCGAGCTTGGTGTTAAACACAAGATTAAAAAGTTTGTATATGCTAGTAGCAGTATGGTTTACGGTAATTTTAATAAACACGAAATGCACGACGGCATAGACGAGTTGTCTACGTGTAATCCTATCGGGCAGTACGCTATTATGAAATTAGCAGGGGAATGGTTAGTAAAAGACTATTCCAGGCAACACAATTTAAACTATACTATTATTCGTCCTAGTGCTGTGTATGGGTCATACGATGTAGAAGATCGAGTAGTTAGTAAATTTCTTGCCGCTGCCATGAGAGGTGGCGAACTGATTGTACGCGGTGCTGACGATTGTTTAGATTTTACACACGTTGACGATTGTGCCACAGGTATAGCATTGGCTGCAATCAGCGAAGACACTGCCAACGCTACTTACAACATTAGCCGGGGTCAAACACACACGTTATTAGATGCGGCTAATCTTGCTGTTAAAATTGTTGGACAAGGCGTTATTAAAGTTATGGACCACGATGATAACTTTCCATATCGAGGACAGTTAAGCACTATGCGGGCACGTTCAGACTTTGGGTTTTATCCTTCTGTAAATATAGAAGAAGGGTTTCAAGAATATTATGATTGGCTTAGACAGGTGAAATATGATTGATGCATACTACGTTCCGGTAGAAAAAATAAATGAAGTGGCATGGGAAGGCGACTCAAAAGCATACGACTTGGCTCTGTATAATCTAGGACAAGGAGTTGACGAGTTTATCATTGTTAACCCAGCTTTTCCTAATTTTAGATTTGATGACAATGTTTCACTGCCATTGGTTAACTCTAATCGGTGTGTTGTATGGAAATATAAAGACACATGGATAGCAAAATATTTTAAACAAGATTGGATTGCTCAAAAGAAATACTGGGAGGTCAACTGGGAGGTCAACTGGGAGGTCAACTTAGAACTTATCTGGGAACGAAATCCAGACATTGATGAATCAATAAAGTTTGACAAGCCCAGCATCAATGATTTATACGATTTAAACTATGAAATGACCTGGTATGCTGGCCATACATATTTGTCTTCAAATGAAAAGATTTGGGTATATAAATGTCGTTTATCACAATGTGACGTTGTTGGCAGTAAAGACATGGGCTATATTGAACCCGCACATCTTAGAATAATTCGTAATCCGGAGATTCCCGATATAGAATATTCCACAGAGTTAAAGGTACCAGTTTACGATCTTAAGTACGAGTGTGTATGGTATCTAGATCCTAAATATAATCCCAGTAATGATAAAGTATGGGCTATTAAAGTTAAACTTCGAGGCGCAAACAAATCAATAAAAGATATGGGTTATGTTACTCCAAAAATAACCTACAACCCAGCACTTCCAGAACTAAAAATTACAGTCGACAATCGTATTCCATACTATGAGCTAATTTATGAACATGTATGGATGCTAGACAGTGCTATTGCTAATAATGTCTGGGCAGCTAAAATTACTCCAAACAAATCAAAAGGTGTAAAGGCAGCCGGAATAGCTCAAGTTGACTTACCTAAACAATTGGACGTTATCTTTATTAGCTATAACGAACCTAATGCAGAAGAAAACTGGCAGCGGGTCAGAGAAAAAGCTCCAAAATCATTTCGCGTAAACGGTATCAAAGGCATTGTTAATGCACACAAGGCAGCCGCAGAATTGGCCACCACAGATATGTTCTATGTAGTCGACGGAGATGCTTACTTAACCGATGACTGGAATTTTGATTTTCAACCTGGTATATTTGACAGAGACTGTGTACATGTTTGGCGTAGTCGTAATCCTGTTAATGATTTAGAATATGGCTACGGCGGTGTTAAATTAATTCCACGCGAGCTCATGCTGGCCGCTGATGAATCTAATGCTGACATGACCACTAGCATTAGCGATAAATTTAAGGTAATGCCACAGGTCAGCAATACAACTGTGTTTAATACAGATGCCTATAATGCTTGGCGCAGTGCCTTTAGAGAGTGTGCAAAATTAGCTGGTGGTATTATGCGTCGTCAACTAACTCGCGAAAGCGAATCACGGCTAGAAACATGGTGTACCATTGGTGCCGATCGACCTTATGGTGAATATGCTATTGCTGGTGCCTGTGCTGGTCGAAAATTTGGAGAAATAAATCAAGGCGATCTGACACTACTATCGCTGATTAATAACGCTGAGTGGTTACAGACTAAATTTAATCAGCAATAAAGTTATTCTAAATGCCAGGCTAGTTCTGGAAAGGTTTTAACAAAACTAGTTTCTCTAACACGATCAAGTCGTGAGTACCAGTCTTTATAGACACCTGGATCAATCCGAGTGCTGTCGTTTAGTGCATTGAAAAATCTATCAATGCTACTTAAAAATACCTGTGTGGCTTGCATTCTAACATGCGGTTGTTTTAACGGAATCATTTCGTCAAGATACCATTGTTTATATTCTGTTAACTTTGTTCTGAGCTCAGACTTCCAGGACAGAGATGCTGCTGAAATTGACATATGATCCGGATATTGTAAAATGATGTTGTGTAGATCATTTTCCCACTCTGAGCTTGTATAAAACATTTGAGGTAATAAATTGTTGTCTTTGAAAAAGCCAACGATCTCTTTGATTCTATGAGTATTCATTAAATTCCAAGTTGGAGTGATTACCCATTTATGTAGACTATCGGTAAAATTTTCATTTACCTGCCGAATATTGTTAACAATTTCGTCAAGTTGAGCAGGATATCTAATATAGTATAATCTATCCGCATCGACTTCGTCTAGACTTATTTGTAATTTAACTCGTTGCATTTTATTCCAATAGTCTATAACATTAGTAGACTTGTATTTTAATGAAGTTAGATTAGTACTGTATGTAAAATTAATTTTGTCTACCCGGCCAACGTTGTCAATATGTTTTAAAATTTCATAATGCTCAGGTTGTATTAGTGGTTCTCCACCAGCAAAATATATGTCATCAACAATATTGGACTGCGACTTAATAGTGTTAATAAACAGTTCTAAATCCTGGTTGCTAGTTTTAAATTTAACCTCGTCATTTTTTAAAAACATTTTATTTTCAATGTCTACCCATTTACTGCTACAACTAGGGCTACACATAGTACAGGCTAAATTACATAAGTTACTAAATCTGAAATCCCAACGACGAAACTCCATTTTATTAGTAAATCCAGTAGCATCTGTTGCTTGTTCAACTAGGCTATCGTATAGGTGAGCGTACCTATTATTGATTATTCGTCTATACGAATGTTTATTGCCCCATTCTTCTTCTTTATAGCATCGGTCACAACTGTCAACTGGAATTTCATTTAACATATTGCTACGAACTGTTTTATATTCAGACCCGTTCCAAATATTTTCAATGGTATCCTTGTATAAATTACCCATCGGTGCTCCCCATTTGCTCACGCAACAAGGCAGGATATCACCATTTGGCATCGTATGGATATGCATCCAGGTATTCATGCAAAACACTCGGCTTTCAGTTAATCTATAAACTTTTTTATTGGACATGCTTTCCTTTGACGTGTGTTATTTAAGCAATAAATATTTCAGCACAAAGTAACTTTAGCTAAGTATATTAGCATCAACACTATTTCTTTCATTCTAAATAATCCGTGGATATAAAAATTCAATTTAACAACTCTGATTTAGATTCTAGGTGGTTGGCTGAAATAACCAATGGCGAAGAATTAATTCACGACATGGGCGGGTTAACCAGTAACCCAAACACATATCCAGAAGAAAAGTACATAGAATTTAATAATTGGTGCCAGGAAACACTCGGGTATAGTGCTAGATCTTCTCATCACATATTTGAGTTTAAAAACAAATCAGAACTTGACTGGTTTATACTACGTTGGCAAAATAATGAATAGATTAGAATTTTGGAAAAAAGAGAATTTGGATACTATTAGTCCTAGTTTCTGTGCAGCAAAATGGAAGCAGGTAACTATACATCTGCAGAACGGACATACTCATAGTTGTCACCATCCGTCACCACATAAAATACCACTTGATGAACTACGAGCTAATCCAGGTGCTTTGCACAATACTAATCATAAAAAACAACAAAGAAAATTAATGTTAGAAGGCGAGCGTCCTGCTGAGTGCGACTATTGCTGGCGTGTAGAGGATAACAATTTAATAAGCGATCGTGTTCACAAATCAATGATGCCTTGGTCCGAATCATATATTCCAGACATTGTTTCTAAACCCTGGGATGACGATGTAGTGCCAAGCTATGTAGAAATTAGTTTTGGTCACGTGTGTAATTTTAAATGTAGCTATTGTTCTCCGCACATTAGCTCTAAATGGATGGAGGAGATTGAAAAATTTGGACCTTACCCAACATTAAGCAAATATAATAATCTTGAACATTATGCCAACACAGGAATGACACCTATTCCTAATAATGAAGATAATCCTTATGTAGATGCATTCTGGGAATGGTGGCCTACTATTTCTGACAAGCTAGAGCACTTTAGAATTACCGGTGGGGAACCATTACTAAACAAGAACACTTATAAGTTCCTTGACGATATAATTGCAAATCCTCGTCCTAATTTGGATGTTAGCATTAATGCTAACATGTGTCCACCCGACGATCTGCTCGATAAGTTCATTGAACAAGCTAAAATTATTGTTAGCGAAAATAAAGTCAAAACATTCAGGATCTTTACATCTGCCGAGGCCTATGGAAAGCAAGCTGAATATATTCGTCACGGTATGGACTATGATAAATGGCTATTTAATATTGAGCGCATGTTTAAAGAAGTTCCAGGAATTATCTTTACTGTAATGAGTACTTACAATGCATTAAGTGTGCCAAGTTACACAAGATTTCTTGAGGACATACTTAGATTAAAGAAACAATATTATAATCCTACGATCTACAACAAAAGTCCAATAACAATAGACATTCCTTATCTGCGGCATCCTACACATCAAAGTATTTTTATACTAACAGAAGACTTTGTAGAGCGGATAGCCGATCAAGTTACTTTTATGTTTACTCATTTAGAAAACAAAGGGTGGCACGGTAGTGCTCATGTAGGGTTTTATGACTACGAAGCAGAAGGTCTTAGACGCATATATGAAATGTTGCTTACACATCCTAAAAATCTATTGGAATCCTACAACAATTATAATCGTTTTAACTTTAAGGCATTTGTAGACGAGCATGATCGCCGAAGAGGAACTAATTTTTTAGAAACCTTTCCGGAACTGGCAGAATTTTATGAGCATTGTTCTAGTATAGTAATATGAAACATCCATTAAATTTTTTATACGATTACGTGTTTCCGACGTTTATATTGCCTAATGCATTGATACCCGAATATGCAATATTGAACTATATGAATAGTCAGTATTCCACTGAGCATACTGACAACTGTTTCACTGACCCAAATGCAACCAACGTTTCAACTTCTGTTTTTAATAACAAGCTGGGTTGGATGTGGCCAAACAGTATCAGGCACAGTGGTGGCAATATAATGTCGCCGTTGTACACAGAGGAGATCATTGAAATCAATGAACAACCTTTATATTTTGGAAGAAAAATTTATCCCAAGTATGTTTATCCAATTTCAATTACACCGTTTTTGGACGAGTTTGCCTGCTCTAATTTAAGACCTGGTAATAAACTAAATGGAGAATACTTTTGGAAACACATGTCTCTGCAAGCCTTGGAGGATGCCCAGCAAGGACGAGCACTAATATTCATTGACTACGGACAAGAGAATTTCATTGAAAAAGAAACGTACGAAAGTCTGAATCACGCAATAAAGCTCAGTGGAATTCCAAAAGAACAGATAGTGCTGGCGTTTAACACGCTCAATGGTCGAGAACTATATGAATCTTGGTTTAGCCCTGAAGAACAAAGATTAACAGTGTGTAACTGGCCACACGTAATGGGAGAATCATCTAGATTTTATGCAACTAACCCGAGCCGACGATTAACTGTTGAACAATTTCTTGCTACTGAAGATACTAAAAGAAAAAATCATTTTTTATTTAAAATAAGAAACAACCGCCATCATAGAATAGCACTACTATATAAATTAGTATCAGACAATCTATTAGACAAAGGAGACTGGTCTTGTCTAACAAAATTAGAGTTCAACGAAGCAACAACTGATTACTATTCTAAAATATACCAATTTGAGTTTGATATTGAGGCTGTTAAAACAATATGCAATTTGACTCCGCATGTATTGCAATCTGAGCCAGCCATTCGCCACGAGTCAGTTAGTGCATGGACTGATGATAATACTAAACCGCATATTGATTCTTATTTCTATATTTGTACAGAAACATTTGTACATGGCGAACATAAATCGCTAACCGAAAAAGTGTTTAAACCAATAGCAAACTTCCAACCGTTTTTATTTGTAGCATATCCGGGCGCACTGGCATTATTGCGTCGTTTAGGATTTCGCACATTCAGTCCATTTATCGACGAAAGTTATGACGATGAACCCGATGAAGGCAATCGACTGAATATGATTTATAAAGAAATTACCAAATTGTGTGCAATGACTACAGACGAAATACATGCTTGGTATTGGTCCATGAAGGATATAATGATTCACAATCATAACCATCTCATAACGATGTACAAAAATAATCCTCCTGGTAGAGACCTAATAAATTATCTAAAAAAAGGAACTGGGTATGAGCTATAAAGATACCGATTGGAAAACATTCAACACCTCATATCTAAAAACTTTTGGCCAGGATGTTCCTGTTTATTCTCCGGCTGTTTATAGAGAGTTCAGAGGAGAGATTTTTACAACTTACCACTCCAAATATCATCCTGTGAATTTGTTGTTACCTAACAACAGTGAAATAAACATACACAGTAGATTTTCAAAGTCCTATGCAGGTGTACTAAGAGGTCTACACTACGATATAAAGACTTGGAAATTAGTTCAGGCTGCTGTTGGAGACATTTACTTGGTAGTGCTCGATGTAAGGCCCGATTCTCTCACTTGTGGCAAATGGGAATCTTATATCATAAGTGAAAAGACCAGAGATCAAGTATTAATACCTCCGGGCTTTGCCAATGGTCACTACGCACTAACAGATTGTATTTTTCATTATACAATGTTGTATGAAGGTGAGTATGTTAATGAAAACGCACAGAGTGTGATCAAGTGGAATGACCCTGCGTATGCTATCGAGTGGCCTACAGACTCTCCTATACTTCAACGAAGAGACAAATGAAACAGTATGACATCCTACTATCATTTGGTTGCAGCTTTACCGAAGGCGGCGGATTAAATGCGCCCGAATACCACAAGTTTTTAAATTCTGGTCTAAAACAAGAAGAAGAATTAAACGAATATGCAACCATGCATTCATTTCCAAAGTATCTAGCTGATCGATTAAATTGCAAATTTATAAATTTTGGTAGAGGAGCGGCCAGCAACGAGTACATATTTCAAACTGCTTACAATAATTGTCGGGCACATGCTGGTCAGAAAATACTGGTAACACTACAAACATCAATCTTATCACGCTTATTTTTAACGTCTGCCGCAGGCGAAAATGAATACCTGATAAATACTCCTGTAGGACAACCCAAATACGCTGCTGATTTTTACACACAATACCTTGATTTATTCTTTAATGAAAATACCGAATACTCTAAACTACTTAGAAATATAGATTTATTTCAAGCATGGTTCAGCGCAAACGATATTGATTTTGTATTTTTAGCCTGGGAAGCTCTGAGTGAGCTACCAGAAAAATATTTTTTTAAATTTCCAATCAATGACGGATCTTTTAAAGAGTATGCTAGAATCAATCAACTTTTAATAAAAGATATTCCTGGTATACCATTTAAAGATTATCACCTGACCGAGCAGGGCAACCGACAAGTTGCTGATTTACTATTTGAACACATAAAGAGAAAATATGATTAAAAACCTTGAACAATACGACATAGTCAGAACGATAGACTATAGCAAAGACGATTTAATTGCGTTTGAAAATCAAATCATCGCCCACTGGGAAGGCGCAAAGATTAGAGGACCGATACACTTGTCCAACGGTAACGAAGATAGTCTTATCGAAATATTCAAACGAATTAAAACTACCGATTGGATATTTTCAACTTGGCGCAGTCACTATCATGCGTTGTTAAAAGGCATTGACCCCCAGTGGATTGAGGAAGAAATTCTCAAAGGAAAATCTATTAGTGTTTGCAATATTGATGAACAATTTTATTCTTCTGCTATCGTCGGTGGAACATTGCCTATTGCACTAGGATTGGCCAAGGCATTAAAAGACAATAACAGCAGTGACAAGATATGGTGTTTTATTGGGGACATGAGTTTTGAAAGCGGTCTGTTCTACGAAGTTCACAAGTATGCACGAAATTTTGATCTGCCATTGTATTTTGTTGTCGAAGACAACGGTGTTTCAACTTATACTCCAACTGAAGCAACCTGGAATGTAAAACGTGAAGTTCCGGACGATGTAATTCACTACGATTATAAATCAAAATATCCACACTACGGAACTGGAAAATGGATCGTATTTTAAAGGTAGTCTACGATAACTGGTTTAACAAAACCACACCCTTTGCCAACGGATTCCCTCAAGAATTTATACATCAAGCTAACACTACAATCAGCCGAGATGATCCAGAAGATTTAGTAGATCAGCAAATTACTGCCCGTTATAGAAACTTTACATCACCGTTCAGACCTCACAATAATTTTTTTCGTTACTTTAAAAAACATTTTCCCAATCAAATTGTATCACCCGATGCAGTCAACGACGCTGACATTTATTTGTATCCCATCGAAGCAGTAGGATTAAATGCATTAAAATCTTCTCATCAATCAACTGTTGCAGGAACAGATATAGAATATTCTATAATAGATACTATTAATCCCGTTACCTTAAAGAACATAATAGATGGACAAGTTAAACTAGTAATAAATTTTATTCACGATCCTATAAATTTACACACAGATATTATTCCTATAGAAAATTACTTTGCACAATACGGCATGGCCGGCAACAATATAATCATTGTTGCCGGCCATAATTTTCCAGACTTAACTGGAACTGCTGTTCATGTCATTGGTGGTAATTTGTTTTTTACACAAGGAGCAGAAGATTTACTAGCATTTCCTGTTATTGGAAGTTTAGGTTATCATTGCGATTGTGTACGCCCAGAGGACCTTGATAGTGCTAAAGTTAGAAATAAAAAGTTTATTTCTTTTAATAGAAACATTGTTGGTAGACATCACAGAGAAGCACTAGCTTATCTTGCAGTAAAACATAACTTTGTCAATGATAGTATTTTTAGCTTTTTAGAAAAACCAACAGTTCTAGGTATTAAATCTGATTTACTCAAACTGTTTCCCACAGTTGACGACGATCTAGTACAACAAGTACATGAACTAGTTCCAATTGAAATAGACACACATACCCTGCCTGCCAATCAGAAAACTAGCTTTGCAACCAGCAACAATCAAAAAGAATTGTACTTAGATTCCTACATAAATCTAGTAACTGAAACAAGATTTATACACGGCAACGACCCATTTATATCCGAAAAAACATTCAGACCTATTATAAATTTACAACCATTTTTAATGTTTGGCAATTATTATACCCTTAGAAAATTAAGAGATTACGGGTTTAAAACATTTGGTCCGTTTATTGACGAATCATACGACGAGGAGAAGGATCCTGTCAAGCGCATGTTCTTGCTAGAACAAGAGATAAAGAAATTGTCCGGTATGGACATAACCCAGATACATATATGGTATCATTCCATTGTAGATGTGTTAGTATACAATCAACAGCATCTGAAAACATTTGTGGATTATAATCCATATCATGAAGTTTTTCAACGCATTCAAAATTTAAACTGAGAGAAAAAATGAATATCAAAGATAAAGTAGTGTTAGTCACCGGCGCCAATGGTTTAGTTGGCGTACCAACTGTGCGTAAATGCCTGGAAGAGGGTGCTGCCAAGGTTATTGCTGTAGATATACGGTTAGGCGCCCAATTGTCAGCGTTAATCAGTGACAATCCAGCTGTGGAATTTAAAATAGCAGACTTAACATATCTAAATGTTTGTGAAGACTTATTCAAAGCTGATAAAATAGACATTGTACTACATATTGCTGGAGTAAAAGGCAGTCCTGCACGTAGTAGTAAACAGCCGTGTGACTACTTGTTTCCTATGTTGATGTTTAATACCAACATGATTAAGGCAGCATTTGATGCCCGTGTTGATTGGTTTGTTTATTTGTCAAGCGTGGGCGTTTATCAGCCTACGGAAATCATGCGTGAAGAAGATGTCTGGGTCACTGTACCTAGTAAGAACGACTGGTACCCGGGTTGGACCAAGCGTATGGGCGAAGCTACCCTGGAAAGTTTACAAGTACAGTATGGTTGGGATCGTTGGACTGTAATCCGCCCTAGCAATATCTACGGACTTAATGATAACTTTGCCGAGGATGCTACTGTTATTAGTAGTAATATCTGGAAATTATACAATGTCGAAGGCAACGATATGGTTTGTTGGGGTAACGGTTCTGCACGTAGAGACTTTGTCTTTGGTGACGATGTTGCACAGGCAAGTATTGATGTAGTTAAAAAAGAAGTTAAGGATATTATTAACTTTGGCTGTGGGTCGGCTGTTACTATTAAAGAAACTATTGAAACTATCGTGGACTGTTATCAAGAAATATCCAGCAAAACCAAGAACATTGTCTGGGATGAAACAAAAATGAATGGCGATCCTATTCGTTGTCTAAGTCCAGATCGTCAAAAGAAATACGGCATACTACCGCAGACAACATTACGTGATGGTATCAAACAAACAATTTTAGCATACAAGGAAAAACTAGGCAAATGAAACTGACAGATAAAATTTTAGTAACAGGAGCCAGTGGGTTTATCGGTTCACATGTTCTGCGTGTGCTTTATCAGCGAGGCTATCGTAATCTACGTAGTAATGCGTGGAATCGTCCTTTACGCAATGACTTTGATGGCTCTGACACCGTTGAGCATGTACTAGGTGATCTGAGTGATGAAGCATTTTGTCGTGAGTTAACACGTGATGTAGACGTTGTGTTCCACTGTGCGGCTAATACTAGTAATGCACTAGACACCAAATACAATCCTATGTTACATGTAACACCCAATGTTATCATGAATACAATTTTAATGGAGCAGTCATGGAAGAACCGGGTTGGAAAATTTGTGTTTCTGAGTACAGCCAATGTAAACGGTGACCTGGGTGACGTGTATGCTGTAGAAGATCTTAACTTTATGAACATGCCATTGGTACCTGTGTACAAAGCAGTAGGCGCTATGAAACGCTTTGGCGAATTGATGTGTGACTTCTTTAGTAATCAAATTAACGACCCTATGCAGTGTATTGTTATTCGACCAAGTAATGCGTTTGGTCCCAACGACAAGTACGATTTTGAAAAGTGTCACGTTACACCTGCTAGCATTCGTAAAGTAGCCGACGGATTTAATCCAATTCCGGTCTGGGGCGATGGCACCGAAGTTAGAGACTTGCTACACGCCAACGACATGGCCGATGGTATTGTATTTGTTGCCGAGAATGTTGACAAGTACGATATCTACAATGTATGCTATGGCCAAGGGTTTAGTGTAAATCAAGTAATTGAGTGGATTAAAGAAGCTGATAATAATACCAACCCAATTGAATATGTAAACAACCGTGCGCCCATGATTCCTGTTAGACTAATTAGCAGTAAAAAAATCAACGATCTAGGTTGGCGCCCAAAGCGCGATATTAAAGAGGCCCTCAAAGATACCTTAGAGTGGTATAAAGCCCACCGGGATCAATTTGACCCTAATAGCCGACCATGATTAAAGTTCTTATAACAGGTGGCGCAGGCTACATTGGTTCGACCCTGGCAGAGCATCTCCTTGATCAAGGATACAGTGTTACTGTTATGGATAACTTGTTATATAAACAACTGTCTCTACTGCATCTGTTTAAACGAGGCAATTTTAAATTTGTATTAGGTGACGTTAGAGCCACCGAACAACTACTAGCGCAGGTTAGCTTACACGATGTTATTATTCCGTTGGCTGCCATTGTTGGAATGCCTGCGTGTAAGGCTAATCCACAACTAACTGTTGATGTAAATTTTAAACAGATTGATAACATTGTTAACGTACTACGCCCAGATCAAAAGATTATACTACCAAATACAAATAGCCAGTATGGATCGTCTGATCAAATTATAACCGAAGAAAGTCCATTTAAACCTTTATCATTATACGCAGAAACTAAATGTGATGCCGAGGATGCAGTGTTAAAACGGGGCAACGGAGTAGTCTTACGTCTTGCCACTGTATTTGGTGTAAGCCCACGCATGCGCCAAGATCTGCTGGTAAATGATTTTGTTTATAAAAGTTTAGTAGATGGATACCTTGTTCTATTTGAAGCACATTTTAAACGTAACTATATTCACGTTCAAGATATCGCTCAGACATTTGAATTCATGATTAGAAATTATGATAAATGCAAAGGGCAAGCATATAATGTTGGATTGTCCTCAGCAAATTTAAGTAAACTCGAACTGGCAGAAACAATAAAACAACACTTACCAAACTTGGTTATCAAGCAAGACGAATTTAAAGAAGATTTCGATAAACGCAATTATATTGTGTCTAACGAAAAAATAGAAGCCCTTGGCTGGGCACCGTTGTATGATTTAAATTATGGTATACAACAATTAATTACGGCATACCAAATGACTGTAGTACATAATAATAGGAACTTTACAAATCTATGAGCAAGAAAAAAGAAAGAAGATACATACAAACATTTTCGGAATTAATCGACCGATTGAGCATTGTTCAGCTCAAAGAAGTATTCATTCCAGAATACAAAAAAGAATACAGTCAAGAAATTGCTGACATTGTACACGACATACAACTGATTATGGACGAACATCCAGGGTCTCAAGTTGATGCTGAAACAATTCGCGCTATCATTGTATTGGCTCAAATGAACTTACACATATGGCATAATGAATCAAATTATCGCAGAGGTATTAAAGATGGAAATAATCTTGAATTAACTCACGGATTAAATGGTATACGCAATACTAGTAAGAATATTATTCAAGAAGTTGTTGGCGGACGTAAAGATTACAAAGTAGACTGTCTGGCCGCCGACTTTAAGGATTGGGAAATTAGTTGGACCAAGAATGACAAATAAAGCTATTTTCCTTGGTGCTTCTAATACCTACGGTTGCGGACTGCATATGTTTAACGGAAAATATGATACTATAGATAAAATAAAAGCATTAAACCCAGATGAAATATCAAGTCCGTACGAAGAAGACCAACCATTTGTATTTAATTTAAGGTGGAGTAAACGCATCGCTGACTATTTAAATCGAACAGAATTAAATTTAAGTCAAGCAGGAGGTTCTCCTGCCGAGTCCTTACACTTATTACAACTTACAGACCTAAGCGACGTTGATTATATCTTTATTGAGCTATCAGGCATCTTTAGTTTTTACGATAGATATATGTTTCCTCTGGGCATGCACAATTTGGTCCCCAGAACACCCAGAGAAATAGAAAAGTTTTTAACTGACGGTAAAAAGGATCGACCAGAACTACGAAAAAAAATTAAAGAATGGCTTGTAACGTTTGACCCAGTCTCATTTACAGATGAAGTAATGGCGGCGCTTGAAAAAGAATTGCAAACTCCAGAAATGCAAGATAAAAAGATTGCGTTTATTTGGTGGAGGTATTCCAGAATTACCGACGATGCTGTTGATAGGAATCGTTATCCATTTTTTGACAAATACGCAGTTAAATTTCCTTATCCCGGTAACGAGAATAATTATGAAGCAGAAGCTATGTTACTAGATCTGAAATTAACAGTATATCAAGAACACCCACTTGGTGAACATATGGCATTTCCAGATCCTCACGCTGGTATTAAAGGAAATGATCTAATATACGAATGTATTCGTCGACACATTGATGAAAAAGAATCTACTAATAGCTGGTGATAGTTTTTCATCCGACTGGACTAAGAAGTACAAGGGCGTCGGCTGGGTAAATCTATTAGATCAATTTAATGTAACAAATGTTTCGCAAGCAGGAGTAAGTGAATATAAAATTTATAAACAATTAGAAAATCAAAAACTTACCAAATTTGATCAGATTATTGTTTGCCATACTAGCCCATATCGTATTCCTGTACAGAAACATCCAGTGCATGCTAACGACATCTTGCACAAAGACTGTGATTTAATATACAATGATTTACTAGATTCAAAAGAAAATCCGTTAGCTAAGGTTGCTGCAGATTTTTTTGAAAACTTCTTTGATTTAGATTATGCTGTATTTGTACATCAACTAATTATAGATCAAATAAAAATAAAAGTACCAACAGCAATACATATAACATTTTTTGAGAATGAACAGGATGATATAGTTTCTTTTTATGATATATTTTTTAAGTATCGTGGATTAATGAATCATTTAAACGACGAAGGAAATAAAATCATCTTAGATAAAATCAATAAATTATTAAACAATGGAAAAAATTAAAAATGACAACACCACAAATATCGCCGTATAAAAACGGGTTAATCGAAGCAATGACATTCTTGGGCGAACAAGATGACACTATATTTATAGGTCAACAAATTGTCTGGGCCGGTAATCCAATGAGTACTACCTTAGTTAATGTTCCAAAAACAAAAATGATAGAAGTTCCTGTACTAGAAGAAACTCAAATGGGCATGAGCTTAGGGCTTGCTATGGCGGGTCGAACTGTTGTTAGTTTTTATCCTCGTTGGAACTTTTTAATCTGTGCAGCTAACCAATTGATTAATCATTTAGACAAATACGAAGAAATGACTGGTAAGCAGGCCAACATTATTATACGAGTAGCCAAGGGTGCAGATATTCCACTTGATCCGGGTCCACAGCATAAAGCTAATTTCTTTGCAGAGTTTGAAGCGATGTGCCCAAACGTACATTTTTATGATTTAAAAACACCCGACGGAATGCTAGACACTTATCAAGCTGCTTATAAGAGTGGCGGCATACATATTTTAGCCGAATACCCAGAATTGTATAACGGTTAGTCTACTTAGTACCAATTACCATATAGCGTGTAAACGACCACTCTGGGTAGACAAAGTTTAATTTTCCACTATATGCTATCTCTGTTAATGGGTAGTGTTTGATAAAATCTTCAACAGTCGGTGAGTCTACTACGTGGTCATCGTGCGGCATATTGTTGCCTTGTATAATAACGCGAGTTCCAACAGTAATATTATCAAACCAATCCATACTATCAAAATGCTCACTACTGGTATTAATAATTAAATCCGGCAGGGACGGTGGACTTTGATTACAGTCTACAGTAAAGGCCTTAAATTGCCATTCTTTAATAACCCAGTTTTCATTGATCATGTCTGCTATTGTTTCGCAAGCAGGATCCACATCAAAACTTTCAATGCGACCAACTTGAAACTTTTCTCGACTTAGTAATAAAAATGCTAGTAGACCATACCAGCCACCATAGATATGTGTTAAATTACTAGTCCAACCTAATGCTTCTAACTCACGACACAGCCATAGTTTACTGTCTATTTGGCCATTGCTAAATGCATCTTTATCAAGCATTACCAGCCCTCTAGTTTACGAATAACATCCATCTCGGTAATCATAATGCCTTTGTTTTGATGAGATTTAGCACGATGATCTTTAAAAAATTTACTAGCATTAGCATCAAGCATTACAACAGGTAAGTCGAGCTGACCGACTAACTCCTCGGCAACAAGGCCTGCAATATTTTCAGGATTGTCTCCTTTGTTAATAGTTCCAAATAATTCTTTTAGGGCATCAAAATCCTGTACTAGTCGATAATCCCATGTAGGTGTAATCATAGTCATATAAGTTCCCATACGGGCGCCAAGTATAGACCATATGCCATGCTCAACATCGCGTCCAACATTATGCCATATTGTAAGATTGTCTAAGTTACGTCGATTAACCTGTGCTTTAAAATCAACGATAGTAGGACGGGCGCCGCGATTAAGACACATCTTTACACCTTCACGGAAGCCGGCTCGCCATGCCTGGAATGGTGTTGAATTAATGTAAGTAGTAGAGTAACAATCATACATGGCCGTGTAATTAGGATAAAAACAAAACTCTACATCATTTTCTACTGCACCATCACTTGCTTCGTGTGTACGCATGGCGTAGACAAAGTCCTTGGTCCAGCACGATACTCCACCATTCCCATAGACTAGTCCATTGGTGTGATTACGAGCTTTCCAACGGAATACATTATTGGCTGTGGTATCATCTAGCATTAGATATTGATCGAAGAAACTTTCGTCTGGGATATTATCACCATCAATTAAAATAAATCTATCTGTTGTACTAGCATCTGCAGCCGCTTTATGTGCGGCATCACTGCCTTTAACTCCGTCAACTCGTACTGCCCACGGTACCATTTGCTTGATTTTAAGCCAGTTTTCTTCTTTGTTAGGTTCGTCGTAACTTAGATATACACAATCTAAGTCTGCTATGTCAATGTTCATCGTAACTTCCATTTTATATGTGGTTCAGACAGATCAACTACTATACTAATATTGTTAGGATGGCAGGGTGTGCCAAGCTCGCCGGGTTTCAATTTTAATACAGTATTGGTTACAAGGTATTTTATTTGACCATCAACTACACGAACGTTCGTAGGCGACAGTCCAAATGTTGCTCGATCTATCTCTAAATATTTACCGGGTAAATCTTCCATGGAGTAGAATAACGGTAATCCATTGTCATCATAATATAGTCGATAGATATGAGGTTTAGGTTCTGGTAAAGGCGCAAGAGCAGCCCAAAATTCTTCTTCAGTTAACGGAGTATCACTCATCGTTGCTCTTTTGATTGTTTCGCTTTTCTTGAATGGTTAATTTATCTTTGCGGGCACGATTGTGCCTAGGATTTCCGCAAAGTGTGCAGTGAGGTTGGCCACAGTCCATGACATGATGCTTGGCTAGTCTGTGTGGCTGTGCTTCATCAATGCGTTTACTTGCGGCACCAAAGTTTTTATGAGATTTTATAATACCAAGTTGTTTCTTAATAGCTACCCAAGCACGATGCATACGTGTTTTATGTTTAACTTTATCTTCTTCTTTACTCATTTTCAACATCCTTTACGTGATAATGAACTAACCCCCATTGCGCTACTGTATTAATTCTAATACCAGGGTTAGTATGTTCCCATACTAATTCATCTGTCCAATTTTCTGCTGTAGTCGGAATCATACCCTTCTTCATATGTATCATAGTTGGACCATGGCCCAAAGGTAATGTCACACGTTCTGGACCCAGTATTACTGCGGCCATAGCATATACTACGTCAGTTGATGGCACTTCCTCAGGAAACTTTAACAATGTTCGATAAGTAGACCACTGCTCAAATATATTTTTAACTAAGCCAAAGAACTCTTGTGCCAGTGGACTACGGCGCCAGTAGGTTATACCATTATATACATCGGGTAAATTATTACGATCAAACAATTGACGGTATTGCCTTGATCGTCCAGGTTGATCATAAAAGTCTCTACAACCTTGACTAATAACGACTTCGTGAGTTTTGAACAATTCCCACCAATGATCAATAGGACTGGCGCACCACATGTCTGCTTCTAATTTAATTGTTTCTTGATAAGGACTGGCTGTATAGCATTGCCAGTCATTGGCATAACCACCTTGATCTCCGTGGGGCAACATTTCTTTTGTAAGGATAGTTACGTTAGCATCTGGATGCCACTCACGTATAGTGCCGGCAAGACGATGGGCACAGGCCATATAGTCTGTGGTGTCAGAGTTTATGGCTGGAATAAGATATCCACGTTCAGCTGGCGTTGGCAATGATCGCTCCTAAATGTCCTTTGCCCATGGCATGAAAGTCTTGTTTAAGTATAATCCAGCGTGGCTTTTGTTGTTGGTTAACATAGTCTACACGGTATGTATCTTGATCAATTTGAGTTAGTTGATGCTCGTGACTGACACTGGCTAAACTCCAGGGTATGCCAGGCGAGATTAACGTGTGCCCACTGGTAATGTTTAATGCTATACTAAGTGCGTAGTCATTGCGGTAAGTCGTGCGGCCAATACCATAAAGATTGCAATAGTGATTCCAATTATTTTTAATCATCGTCATTAAATCAAAGATCATTTTGGCATAGGAACTACGACGGAACATCATTACAGTGGCCCAGGACATTGGCATGCGATTACGACCAAATGTATTATGTTCGTCAAAGCCAGGATGGTTAGTAACATCATAGGCCCGTCCGTGAGCAACAAAGTCGTGTTTAATTGCAAGCACAGTTTTTAACTGATCCGACGCTACTACATAATCAGCATCTAATACCAAGGTCTGTTGCCAAGGTGATAGTGCGTATGCATCTACGCGATTGCCGTTAAACCATGTAACGCTAGAATCAATATCGGCAAATTTGCGTGTCTGCTGACTGGTTGTAGCGGCATAAATTGTCTGCTCAAAATAATAATTAGCAGGCGGTACTTGATCAGTTACCACAGCCACTGGCAACCCAAGATGACGCCGTATATTCTTTGCTGACCAGTTGGCCATAGCAAGATAATCTATGTGCTCATTATTATAAGCGAAAATTAATACGCCTGTGGTCATCTATTTCGACTAAGTGCTTCGTATTCTTCGGTCCAAGATTTCATTTGTTCTTGCCAACGTTCTTGTGCTAGTGTTAATAGTTCTCGATAATCAACAGCAACGGGAGTGTCGTATAAATCAAGCAAATATAATCCTTGCTGACCAACAGTTAACGATGCCGTTAAAATATTAATTAATTCGGGACCAGCCTGCCAAAGTCCGCCAGCATGAGCAAAAGTTAACCGGGCTTGATATTTTTCTTTTAAGGTACGCTTGGCAGCTTCGTGATCAAAACGAGCACGAACGGTGGCTACAATGTTTTCAGTTGTCATAGGTTTATTATACTAGTAATTGTACATAAAGTAAAGCCCCTTGCGGGGCTTTTGGTAAGACTGTTTGTGTAGTTTAGGCTACAGTTGACGCAACAGTTGGGGTGCCCCATGTGTTGGTCAAGTTGGTTGTTTCTGGTGGGAAATATGTAACTATAGTAGCCGGTGCTGTACCCCAAGAAATTGGATTTCCAGTTGTAGCAGTTCCGCCATTGATATTTGCTGGTGCGCCTGGGTTAGCATCACCGTTGTCATACCAGGTTGTAGTCAATGTAAGAACTCCTGAACCGTTTTGTGATGCGTTAACTTGTACATAGTTACTGGTATAGGCTGCACCTGTGTCAAATTGTTTAAAAATGGTTGTTGGTGATGATGTTAATTGATTGTAACCTGTTCCAGTTGTTAATGTGGTCGGAGTACCTGTACCACCTGTTTTAAATGTACCTTGAACTGCAGAACCTTGCGGAAGATTTTTACTTGTAGCATCAGCTGAGAGATAAACAGCAGAAGGTAGTTTAGCGCCAGCGCCAGCAGCACCAACAAATGCGTTCCACTCTGTATCAGCTACAGTACCTGTACTTGATTTGCCCCATTGAATGTTAATAACACCGCCTGCACCAAAGAAACTTGTTGCGGCTGCGGCGTTGGCAAAGGTAACAGTATCAGTAAATGTGATTGTCCAAGCTGCTGCACCAGAACCTGTTGCGGCTGTTTTACTAACAGTACCAGTAAAGGCTGTGTATTGTGTGCCTTGAGTAGCGGCATTAAAACGATTGTTATAACAATTTGTAATGTCTGTATTAACTGCAGACTGTGCAGTAATAGTACTACCTGCTGTTGGGCCTGTACGTGAAGTAATTGATGTGCCTTGGTGTGTGGCCATTGATGCAATTGTTGTATTCAACGTTGCCCATTGTGTAGCTGTTACTGTACCTGCTGTAGATACGGTTGCTAATGCTGTTTGTCCATATGTTGTGTTCCACGTTGCGTTAACGTTGGCTCCAGCTGTAGTGCTAACAAAACCATTATAGTCTGCTGCTTGTATTAATCCGCCCGATGAGTATGTCATTCTTTTTAATCCTTAATTTATTGTAACAATAGCTTCAACAGTGCCTTCGCCGCTGTCTACTTTATTTCTAAGTGCGCGGCCAATCACATTAAATGCTGTCGCTTCACCTGGTTGTGCAGCTCTGGCTAGGCCATTGCCAGCTGATACTAATCGATCGCCCTTACTTACTCGACCAATGGTTCTTACCGGTACTCTTCCAGTCATTGCAACTGGGGGATGTGTATCATTTGTTCCGGCATTACTATTCATCAAATATGCTGCTCTAGTACTTATGACTCCAAAGACATTTTCACTTAAATCTGTGTTAACTTGAGTAATTTCAGCTGATCCACCCAATTCAACCACTGTTCCAGGAACAAGCGCAACATCTGACTCAAAGCGTTCTGCTAAGTCGGCATAGTTGGCATCAATTTGCAAACCAGTGATAACACCAGTGGCACCATTAATAGACATCGCTGTAGTTGGTGTTCCGGCAATATTAACACTAAAATTAATATTACCATTTGTGTCTTGATTGGCAATAGTTGCTGTGGTGCCAGATATACTCAAACGAAGATCACTACTTGCACCAATTGATAGACCGGTATTGTTAAGAATACCCACTGTGCCTGTAGTCGAAGTGTTGGCGTCAGAGCGCATAAATTGACTGCTGGTTAACGTATTCAATGCTGATGCATTTGTAGCTGTGCCTGTAAATACAGCGCCAGCTACTCCGCCCACTCCATAGCTCATTGTATATCCAGGATATACCATTGCAAATCCTGCAATCGGTGTTGCTGGAGTAAAGGCTGGATCTTTACTAATCATACCAACGATTGTGCCGCCTGCATATAATTCAACTACATAGTGGGTACTGCCAATATTGTCAAGAATTGAAGCAGAAACTGCACCCGTTGTGCCACCTGGTGTGTTTGAGCCAGGCCCAACTACTAACCAAGTACTGCCAGTCCATACATTTAATTGTTGTGTGCTTGTATTGTACCACAGGTCCCCGGTAACATTACCAGTTGGCGCTGTGCTTTGTGCGGTAGTAGAACTAATAGTTTTAAATGCACTACCATTATACACTTTGAGTAACGAGTTGCCAGAATCCCACCAGAGCTGTCCGGTTAATGGAGCACCAGGCGGTGTAGTATTTGATGAATTTTCTAGAAGATGTACAAAGTTTGTATCTAGAAATGCACCGTATCCTGCATAATTCTGCCCTACTAGCGTCATTGAGCTAGCGGTATTGATAGTACCATCTGCTACAACAGCAAATATGGTTCCATCAGTTAAGTTAATTGTATATGACATTTATGTTTACTCCGTCCTTTTGTATTTACCGCATAATAATATACTCATATTTATGCCGCACTCAAATTAGTTAAAGTCTGAATACGTAGAGTATAGTCTATTTGTATCTGTCTGTTTAAACTCTTTTGTACAGGATGGAAGATTACATGCGTAATTAATAACAAATTATCAGCACTTCCATTCCAACATTGTAATCCTAGCTCATCAAACACATAATCACCGTTAAAATTGGTGCTATTATCAAAGGCTTGTTGACCAGCAGGCTCACCGTAATCCAACAAACAAGTAGTCACGATATCAGTATACACATTGCCCGAGGTATGTAATACTGTAAGATAGTTATTAACTGGGTCTACGTCAGCTGCTGAATTTTGATTTACTACTTTGGCATAGGTTTCGTTATATAAACTAGCATTTTGCCCAGTGGTGTTTGGAGGCAAATAGGTAATAACACCAGTTGGATCTACAGCACTTCCGCCGTTTCCAAATGCCATGGCATAGATAAATCCAATATTGTTATCGGCTAATGTATTTGCCATAGCAATACTGATATTTTCGTAATGAATTTGATTGGACCCATCAAAAAATACCTCTTTTGTAGATGGGTCATATATTTTCAAAAATCCTCTTATTGACAGGTTGCTGTTAGTCAACATACACTTTCCTTTTATTTTTGGTTCCGGATCGAACACTTTTTCCATTTTTCATTGATTTCCATCCGTTTCGTTGATAATATACTTGATAGAAATTTACATTGTTTTCTCTACACCAAGGGCGAAGGCCATTAACTAAATGTTCGATGCCGTCTGGAGTAGTAATTATCCAATCTAAATTGCACAAGGCATCACGACCGTTTTTTTTCCAAAGCTCTTTAGTTTTGTCAGATACTGCTGCTCCGGTTCTTTGTTTTGACCATATTTTTTTTGTTTCAATCGATGGAATCCATCCTTTTTTGCTGTCAGACCAGTTTTTCTTGTGTGTTTCAGATCTTGGAGGCATTTTTCCACCAGGTGGAAAACCGTCTAAACCTGTTTCAGGAACCAAATTTGCCCAATCATTACTATGGACAATATCAAAAAACTCGCTGAAAAATGTTGCAAACTCAAAAATATCTGATTCTTCTGTAAATAATTTATGCCACACAGTACTAACGTCTTTGCCGTGCTCATTCAAATGTCTTGACCAATAAACACCAGAGCCCGGATATATCTCTGGATCAGGTGCTACAGTTTTTCCAAAATAAAGTTTACCTGTTTTGTTATGTTGTTTGATATAAAGATTTGTCGGAATCATGCTCTTTTCTCCACAAATACTTTTTTGGTAGCAGGATCAAAAATTTTAATAAATCCTTCAACTGACATAGCGCCAGTTTCGTTAGGTCGTTTAGCCGCAGGTTTTGCAGCTGGGTCAGGTTGTTTTGGCATGATATTTTCAGTCATATTCTATTTACCTCGATTATAGTCCCCGTAAAAACCTTGCGGCTATTGTTTCAGTTTCTTGTAACGGATTACCATTGCTAGGAGTACCCGCGCCAGGTGCATACCAAGTTACTCCACGATTTATTAAGATTGTAACATCAACACCTGCAACCGGAGCCGTTGTAAAGAGTATAGTAACCGGACTATCAGCAGTAACAGTATATCCAGATACAACCAAAATTCCGCCAACATAAACTTCAATGGCGTCATTGTCAGTAATAGTAATATCCGTAGCAGTAAAGACCGTAGTTGACCCATCAGCTAATGTTGTGTCACTTACAATGTAATTTTGATATTCTGCTGGTAATAAATTACCACGGCCCATATTGTAAACCGTTGCTCCAGATGTGTGTGGTGCTAGGGCTGTACCGGCAGTACCTCTCAACAATCCACTAACAGTGTTAGCCACAGTATCTTTATAGCGATACATAATCCGTTCTGCCCCAATAGTTAACACACCCCAGATGTTAGCAGCTAAGTCTGGATCAACTAAGGCACCGGCGTTGGTAACATATATAGTATCATCGGTGATTAGAACTGGTTGAGTTGTCGTAGTTGTGGTCTCAGGAGTAATACGATAGGTAGCCTGTACTCCACGCATATCTTGGAAAATTCTAAATGCCATTGCCTCGGGAACTACAAAGTTTGTAAATTGTGTTACCATCAGGACATCAGTTGCGTTTAATAATCCAGATGTTAGCATTAGCTGTGTTTCATCTATTGTAAAGTTGATACCATAAAATAGTTGACAGCCATTCAATGATACTAGCAAGCGGCTTGGATCGTCGATTACTGTACCAAGATCAATATTATTGATAGTGGTAGTTTCGCCTGTACTGTAGTCAAAACTGCCGGGATCGCCAGTAACTGGGCCTACATCAAAATCTGTTGTATCATACCCTTCGGTTACTGTAATACCTTCGGTGATTGGGCCCACAAAGCATTGTGTTAGAATATTCTGTTGTCGTGGATCGTTCCAGGTAGTAATATCAATTAATGCTCCAAC